TCTTTGCAGCAAGTGCGTTGTTGTAGGCGTTTGTTTGTTCTTGGGTTGCTCCAGATCCATGAGAAAATGTATTAAGATTGCAACTAAAGTCTTGTCCCCATACTCTTGGGTTGCCAGCATAGTCACATCCTGCTCCAGTCCATCCACCAGGTATAGCCCAGCCAAGATGATAGGAACCTGGTCCTCCACCGTTATACCACCATATTTCTACATCTAAAGTTTTGTCTTCACTAACATCATATACGGGAGAGTAATCGCTCCAAGTTGTCCCTTGCTCTACCCAGTTGTCAACAGCAAGTTGCCCATCGACATACATTCTAAACCCATCATCTGTATATCCTGCAAAATATGTTTGTGTAAACCATGATGGAACAGTTATCTGTCCAGTAAATTTAACTATAAAGTTTTCATATCTGTTACCACAAACTGGACGAGTCATATAGTTTCCATTTATTGTTCCACTACATAAAAATTGATCTACGGTTGCTTGCCCATTAACTCTCATTAGACTATAAACATCGTATGCCAAACCAGCAGAACCAGCACTGTCTAATGCTTGCTGAGCGTTTGAAAGATTAATGTTTGCTGCTCCAAGGGCATCATAGGCATCATTCTTATTTTCTAAGGCAATTGCTACCTCTGCTGTTTGTTCATCTAATGCTGATTGGGCTAATTCTTTTTCTTCAAGTGCCGTGGTTTCTGCGTCAAGAGAGTCATCATATAGGTCAGAGGTTTGAGTCTGGGTTGATTGTGCAGATACCGCAAGGGCATACTTATCTTCTGCCTCTTCAATTAGGGATATAAATTCATCCTGGTAGCCAAGGTCGTCTATGCTATCGTTAAGATCTTGTATTTCTTGGGCTGCAACTGTGAGTGGATCATCAGAATGGGCACCTTCTGGGGAGATAATAAGCCAGCCAAATGCTAAAAGTGTGGCTGCTGCTATGCGTATTAGTTTTTTAATTACCTTTCCCCCTTGCAGACTGATGTCTGATAGGATGATTATACCATTTTATTGCACAAAAAAGGGGCTGCCGTAATTGGCAACCCCTTAAATGTTGGACTAATTACTTGAGGTAAGTAACCTTAGCCTTTGGATTCTTTGCATTCCACTTCTTTGCAAGTGCATTGAAAGCAGTCTTGATTGACTTAAGTGCAGCAGCATTATCTGCTGTTAACTTAGCGATAGTTGCATCCTTAGCAAGTACAACTGCATCTGAAGCAGTCTTTGCATCAGCAAGTGCCTTAGCAGAAGCAGCCTTCTCAGCAGCAAGTGCTGCATCTGAAGCAGTCTTTGCATCTGCAAGTGCCTTATCTGAGGCAGTCTTAGCAGCCACTGCATCTGCAGCAGCCTTTGCAAGAGCAGCATCTGAAACAGCCTTAGCAGCAACTGCATCCGCAGCAGCCTTTAGAACTGCAGCATCTGCTACAGCCTTGGCAGCAAGTGCTGCATCCTTTGCAGCCTTTTCAGCAGCAAGTTCTGATACCAGATCACGAACTGAAATCTCTGCAAATGGAGCAAGTGTTGGAGCAGTCAAACCTACTACTGCTGCTGCAACTGCATCTGTTGATGTTGTTGGAGCAAATGTAATAAGTGAGCGTGTTCCAGTTGCTGGAAGAGTTGCCTTAAATGTAGCAACTCCGAAGTCTGAAAGTGTAGCACCAGTCGTTGCTGTTGCTGTATCCATGACTGCTGTTGAAGCAAATACTGTTGCAGTAATTGACTTACCAGATACCTTGTTACCAAATGTGTCTGTTGCAGTTACTGTAATGTCTTGCTTTGTTCCTGCAGCACCTGTAGCAGGAGCAGAAACTGTTAGGTTGTTAATGAGACCAGCAGTACCCTGAACATAGTATGTCAAAGTTACTGGACCATTTGTGATTACAATTGTTCCAATTGCTGTTGTCTTTGTGTAGACATAAAATGTTGCGGTTGTTCCTGTACCAGTTGCAACTGTCAAAGACGAAGATCCTGATGTTGCTCCTACTGGTGCAGCAGTTGAGTGTAGTGCAGATACGATTGTTGCATTTGTTGAAGTTGCAGTAACTGATGTTCCTGCTACTACTGTTGCTACGATCTGAACAACATCTGTATTATCAACAGTATTATCTGCAGGTACTGGACGTACGATTGCAGTCGTTAGCGCTGTTCCAGCAGTTGCTGGAGTGTCATACCCTGCGCCACCTGTTTTTGCGGCATTCCATGTGGATGCTACAACTGACATGGTGTTAGCACTTGCAGGTGTTGCTACCATTGTGCCCAAAGTCATGGCTGCAACCACGGCTAGTGCGATTTTCTTAAATGAATTCATTTTATTCCTTTTCTATTATAGTGTTTTTAGTCCATCCAAATAGTCTTGGATATCTGCTATTTGGCTAGGTTTATATTGTATCACATTGCGACTTTCCAAGTCAAATTGCTCTTCTGGAGTCTTTGGTCTATCCTTAAAAGTATGAACCTCTACTTCAGTGTCTATATTTTTTGGGGTATGTGATATTGCCCCAAATATTGCTCCACACACAGCATCAGCCAAGTCCTTTGACTTTTTGCGGGGGTGGTCAACTCTATCATTTTTCATAATCTTTAACTGGGTTAGTTCATCAAACAATAAATCAATTGCAGGCATGGCAAGTCTTTCCTCGTACACAAGCATAGCCATATCCTCGTAGTGCTTCTTGGCAACAGAAACAGTATCAGTCTTCATTCCAACCTGCTTCAATTCATTTTGAATATCAAATGATTGCCAACGGTCAAATGAAACCATTCCAATATCAAACCCTATCCTTCTAAGGTTCTGAATCCATTGCTTAACTTCTGAAAGATTAACTGGGCCTTCTACCTTTGGTTCCCACCATGCCACTGCATCTACTATTACAATTGGTGCTACCTGTTCGTAGTTATTAATGACTTGTATGTTTACCCATTTTTCTACATGTGCAATAGCAACAGCACACTTATCGTGCTTCTGGGCAAGGTCAGCATGCACATAATACTTTTTAGTTGGATCTGGTTTAAAGGCTTCGTCAAACCTTTTAAAGTTATCCACAGGGTTTCTAAGTGTCATGCAGGCTCTTACTTTTTCTTGTTGCTTAAAGAATGCATCAGAAGCAAAGGTTGGTACGCAGGTAAATCGCATCATTGCATCTCCAAGATCAGTCATAAAAGCAATCTTAAAATCATCAATATCTCTTGTTGGGTTTACTTCCCATGTAGGTCTTTTTAGTGCAAATACTCCAGGGTATTTGTATGAGATGATGTGATCTTCATCCCAGGAAATTTCAAACTTATTGTTTGGGTCTGTATCAGGTAGTAATGGGTTAATAATAAACTCGTGTGTTCTTTCAACTACTTCTTTTTCAGCAACAACTGCATCATACTTCTCTGAGATATAGTCTCCTGGGTATCTTGGGAATGAAAGCAAAACAACTTTGCCAAGGTCTGGGAAGCGAGAGTCAACTGATCCACGGAAAGCCTTGTAGATATTCTCAGCAGTCTTACCTTGTTCATTACCTGTTCCAACTTCAGATGCAAAACCAGAGATCTCATCAAGCACTGCAAGAAGAAGGTTCAAACCCTCATGCGATTCTCTTTCTGAGTGACCAGAGTAAACAGTTATAGACTTATCAAACTCAACTGAGTCTGCTTTTGCATAATACTTTCCAGCAAACCATGGTGATCTTTCAATCTTTGATTTAAAACCTTTAAAGAAAACATTCTTAGCCTGCTGTGCGTTAATAGCAACGTTGATTAAGTCGATAGCATCTCCAGATGGCTTACCAAAATACTTTGCTGGGTCTTTTAAGCATAATAGTTTATATACAATATATGCACATGCTACTGTTGATACGAAGTCTTTTCCAGATCCCTTGCCAAGTTGCAGGATAATCTCATTCTTAGTGTATTTTTCAAAGTATCTTGTACCTTCTTCTTCTCCCATTATATCAATGAGATCTTCTTTACGATATATCTGGCTCATCGCTTCAACAATGTCGTACTGGATATCAGACAGGCCAGGCTGACCTAGGTATGCATCACCCTCAACAAATGTTTTTGCATCTACTGGAGTTTCTTGAAAATTATTGTCTTTGAGTACTTCAAAAAAATCATTGAACGTCGTGGACAACTGTAATCACCTCGTTGTCTTTTGCAAACGAAGAAAGTCTACGCATTATCTCATCACGAACCTGTGGATACTCAGATGCAATATCTTTTAATATTAAAACAAGAACTTCTTGGCGTCGCTCAATCTCCATCATTTCTTCAGCAAGTTCTTTGTTCTCAAGCAGACCAGCCTTTTGTAACATATCGATACGCTTAGACTCAATATCCATAACAAGTTTAATTGCAGCAGTCTTTGCGCTAAGATTATTTGTCATTGATGCTTCATCAATAACTTCGTATGTACGAGACACCAACTTGCTGTAGTGTGTATCTGCAGCAGCAAGGGCTTCTTTGGCACGAGCACGGATAGCATCATTAGCAGATGCCATAACTTTCCATTCATTGATAAGAGTTACTACTCTTTGTCTTGGTATTGAAAGTTGCTTAGATATTACTGTTGGGTCATTACCTTTTAGGTATTCTTCTACTACTTGATTAACTTGATCAAGATGTTTAACTAGATCATCTTCAGTTGACATATTTTCCCTCTAGTCTATTTATTTCATCCTTGATATAAAAAATTGCTTTCTCAAGATCTTGTATTGTCTTTGCCTCATCTTTAAGTCCTGCTCTCCACAGATACTTAAAGGCATTACCAATGTTAAAATTACGATGACGAGTTATCTCAATGCACTCAATGCCAGATGGGTCTGATGTGTAGTGTAAGGGATTATTAACTTGATCAACTGTTATGTTTAGATTGTCACTCATAGGATTCCTCTTCATCAAGTTCCCAATCAAATGATTCTGGAATTCCTTTTAGCGCAGCAAAGGCAAAAGCAAAACCAACAGCGCCTGTGACAGCAAGTGCTACCAACGCTTTTTCAACTCTATTCATCGTTTCGACCTCCTTAATCCAAACTTAGCAAGATATACGTAAATAGTCTCTAGACTAACTCCGCACTCCTTTGCAATCTCTTCTGGAGTCTTCTTATCCATAAGATATCTCTTACGCATAAAAGTCTCACTTGTATATAGTTTAGCAGCCATGGTACTATTTGTCAACTCCAATTGCTTTCCCCCAGTTTTTTATAGCCCAGTGCCCAATACCACAAGCATCTGCGACATCGTTATCAGTAATAGTTCTATCATAGATTGTATTAATAAACCTTATAGTTCTTTCTTTACGAAGGTTTCTTTCATAGGTCTTATACCAAGAAACTGATTTACCAGGATGTTGTGAGCGAATAAATAACTGCTCATCCTTAGATATCTTTTTGTTTCCTATGTAGTTTTGCCAAGTAATTGGTGAAACAGTTCCTATTACTTTTGTTCCAGTCTGACCAGCAGCACCTAAGATTGCTCCCTGAACTAAAGCAAGGTCTGCAGCAGTCTTTGGACTATTCATAAACACAGTGTGCTCAATAATTATTGCTTCAAATCCACCGTATATATCAAAAAATCCTTTTACTTTTTTACCTGCATCCATTACCTTTTCGTAGGTATTGTTTCCTTCAAAACTAATCTTACCAACCGACTCAAGGTTTTCTCCAGCAAACAAAGAAAACGCAAGGCTGTTAGTACTAGCGTCAATAGCACAAATTTTATGTGGCTTTACTTCTAGACCCCACTTATTTTTTACCATTTGTTTTTCCTTTTATTTCTTTTATTGCTTTAATGACTGCATCAGGGTTTACACTGCAAGATGAGCAAACTGGATCATCATTGTATATAGAAAGTGGTGTAGAACAGGACTTACAAAGTCTTGTCTTGCCTTTTCTTTTTTGTCTTTTAGATTGAAGATACCTTGCTGCAATCTTTTCTTTTGTTGCGATGTCTCTACAGTTTGGAGAACAGTATATTTGATAGGATACTGTTGGCTCAAAGTTGTTGTCGCAGCATTTACAATTGTTCACCGAGAATCTCCAAGGGCGCTATTTTTAGTACGCCTGGACCTGCAGACTCACATGCTTTTTTAATTGGGCATGACTTGCATATCTTGGAGTTTGATCTATAGTTTTTGTTTGGCAGGGTTCTGTCTTCCCATGTCTTTCGAACTAGTC